GACACCAAAATGTCGGGATCGCGCATCCCGGTTCTTTATTGCTGGCGACATGGGATTCCGCATCCCTGGTCCACGCCGAACGATGAGCTGCGGAAATCTATCCAGGCGCAGGCGGGTCCGCTGCCGGATTACGATATCGGGGAGCCGGGAATCGTTGGCAATCTGCTCGAGCCGGTGTTGATCTCGAACGCCTGCGAAGTGCTGGGGATCACCCAAATCCAGCAGTCGCCCCCGGTGATCAAGCTCGACGATTTTGAAGTTTCCTGCGATGGCATCGCGGTTATCGACGAACCGCTGCTGGTTGAGTCGGGCGCAACCATCCAGGTTAAAGGCGGCGACCAGATCACGCTCCAGGGACGCATCCCCATCGAGTGCAAGGTCACGACCGCACCGCCGAGCGATGATATTCCGCTATATCGCGGCCCGATCCAGCTCCAGGCGCAGATGATGGCGACCGGGGCGAGCGCCGGGATCATTGTCACGCTGCACCGAGGAATCGAGCGCCGGATCACGGTCATCCCTGCCGACCCGGACATCCAGGCCGAGATCACCGAGATTTGTGCCGACTTTCGGCGCCGGGTTGCTGCCGAAGATTGGTTCGCGCCGGTCAACATCGACGACGCAGCGATCCCGCCAGCGGAAAAGAGCGAAACCCCGGTTGAGTTAAAGGGGCTCGATAATGACGTTTATCATCTGGAGCTGCTGCGCGATCACCGCCGCCAGCTCGAAGATGAAATTGCCGAGCTGGAGCTTAAAGTGATGACCGCGATGGGCGACGCTACGCTCGGGCAGGCGGGACCGTATCAAATCGAATGGCCGGTGCGGCATTACAAGGCGCAGCCGGAGCGTGTAGTCGCTGCAAAAGAGGCGCGCACAATACGTTTGAAAACCTTGAAGATTAAGAGTAGTCTTTGACTGACCGCTTACCCTTTAGCGGTCAGACTCCTAAAAGTCCTATGCCCGGCGCTGGTCCCGCCGGGCTTTTTTATTCCTCGGCAGTTTCTTCCTCTTCCTCATCTTCGATTATCTCGAATTCCCATTCTTCCGCGCCCATCAGTTCCTCGAGTATTTCGTCCGGTGTCATATCAATCGACAAACCATCGGGAAAGAGCTGCGTATAAATCATTGAGCAGCCAGGACGACCGCGCTCGGGGAGCAGCATCAGAATCTCACCAGCCCGAACATATAGATCACCCTGCTGCGTTTTTAACTTAATCATCCCACCGATTGCCTTTTATCGAGTTGTCCCGAGCCGTCAGAATTTGCATATTCCAGGGAACGTGAAGGCCGCAAACCATCTCGCCGCGCAGCGGCACAATATGATCGACCGAGTGCGCGACCCCGGTCTCAGCAGTGACCGCGCGCGCTTGGCTGTAAACGGCCTCGATATCCGCCTGGACCAGATTATTGTCGCGCAGGATATTGGCGCGCTCAATGTAAAGCCGCCGCCTTTCTTTTGATCGTCGGTGCGTTGCCTTGTATTTGGGGCGCACATATCGGGAAGCGTAAAGATAGGACGCATTTTTGTGGTAATGCTCGCGCCAGTAATCGCTCCGGGAGCCGCGCTTGCGGTCATAATCCCGCCAATACGCGCGCAGCTCCTCGCGAGCCGCCGGGTTCATGCCGGTGCGCTTGAGTGCGTCGCAAGTCGAGCAGCATTTGTTCGAAGTGTAGCGAGGCGCCAGGTGGCCGAATTTGCACGGCTTCCCGGTGAAATAATAGGCGGCCCTAGATTTCCGGGCCTGTTTCGCTGACCCGATCAGATTTTAAACGGGCGGTTTATCCTCCCTCATAGCGTCCGAGAGTCTTTTCGCCCTTGCCCCCACTTGCTCGGCCCATTCAGACCGCAACATTTCGTCCGCTGCCTCGGCGAATTTCTCATCGCGTATGTACCCGATGGTTCGCTTGAAGTTGAGAAAGCCGAACGTCCCCAGATTGAAAGCCATATTCAGCACGACCATTTGCCTGGTCTCGCTGAGATCGCGCCACTCGGGAAACAGCTCATCTAGCTCGCGCATGAGGCGCACAATGTCGCCCTCGAGCATGAATTGCGCCTCGGCTTTGGTGATCCCGGTATCTTCCAAGTTTCGACCGACGCCTATGGTGAGCTTCCCGCTGGTGCAATAGTAAGGCTTGAGCTTGCAGCCCTCATCAAGCTCGAGCCATTTCGTTAATACTTTGAAGTCGACGCCTGCTGTCATTTCTGAGCGTTCCCGAATTTTTGGAGCGCGCCTTTCGCCAGGTCGCCCATATAGGGCGCCGCGAAGTAAAAGCCCAGGATCAGCATTACCGCCGGAGTCATGGTCTCGATTCGACCGTCCAGGATTTCAGTGCTTTGCAGCAGCTTATCCGCTGCGATATCACCGACCCAGATCGAAACCAGGGAGCTTGCAGTCGCAGCCATAAACATAAAGAGCCAGGTGCCAGTGATCGAGAAAGCGATCACGCGCCGGGCGAGTCTGGAGCCGCTGGTCGATTCCAGCCATTGAATCGTCATCTGGCGAGCGTCGGCCTCGGCCTTCATCAGCGCCTCGCCTTGCTCTTGTTTGGTGTAGAACGATTTATCGATCAGCCCGAATGTCTGATCAATGATTGAGCTGGCAGCGCCATCGCCCCCGAATAACTTACCCAGCCAGGACATCAGCTTTCCTCTGGTGGATCGTCCTTTTTCTTCACTAGCGCCTGGACGGTATCGGTTTCGTAAATCCTGATTCCGGTCCAGATGATTGTGAATAAAGCCGCCATGGGGGGCAGAATAGAGCCCAGAGACCCGAGCATCGTGCCGACGCTAATGACATCCATTACCTGCTTTGTCGATTCGTCGACCATTCCCAAACCCCCCAAGAAAGTTGGCTAATTGTACCAGCTCAAACCAAAAATCATAGCAGGGCGAAAATGCCGATTGTGAGCCCAACCAGAAAAAAGATTGGGGCCACCGTCATCCATGCCGCCGCGACCAGAAGCTCTCCGATTCGATCACTCATCCCATCGATCATCCAGCTCGTCATAAACTCCGTCGCCATTTGTGTCGCAATAGCGCTGCCAATTTACCATGGCAAATGTGAGACCCTCACTCCAGGGGATATATGCCTTGCACCATTCATGCGATCCGACTTCTAAATCGTCGGTTTCCTGCGGAACATAGTCACGCTTTGACCAGGGCTCTTGCGCTAGAAAATAGGTGTTTTTGTTTTTGTACAGCTTGCGCGTGAACAGCGTATTGTTTGGAGTGCTGATATATATTTGCTGATTCTCGTTTAGCGTATAGGTTGAACCATCCTCGTAATTGATTACGGTTTGCGCGGATGCGGCAGATGCGAATACCGCCAGAAGTGCTGCGATTGCTTTCATTTCACCTTGCTCCATTTACTATTGAAAATAGCGCCCAAATGACGCCCCCGGATACCATAGCACCGATGATGCCTGCTGCAATATCTAGCATCATGCGCTGCTTTCGCCGTTGCTTGTAAATTGTAGCGTCTCGCCTGGCGCGTATCTCGCGCCGCATCGCCATCATTTCTTTGTAGGTTTCATCGCCGTATGCCCAGATGATCAGCTCCCGGACCTGTTTCTCCATCTCTTCGGTTTTCTTTTTGGCGATGATGGCGTTGAGAGCTTGTTGCTCTACTGATTCGCCATCGAATAGCTTTTTGAAAAGCGGCGGATTTTCGGCTTCCTTTTCGGCTTCCCTTATGTCCGCGACCAGGCCGTACCAGTGCCCGAGCTTTTTTGCGACGTGTTCAATTTCCGCGCCCTTGCTGACAAGAACCTCGAGCCCCTTGAATGCGCTCGAGGCTATTGCGACCAGGGAAAGCGGGTCCATTCATATTACTCGGGTTTAGTAGGCCAAGTAATCGTGCCAGGGAATCCTTCCTGCTGCGGAACATCGCGAAGCGCCTGGCGGTATGCCGTCATGTCGTCTGACATAGTGACATCGGAGAGACCATAGTGATCGGTTTCCTTGAGCAGATCGTCGCGTTTAGCTCGTTCTGTGGCCTCTAGGGCGGCATTGTCAGCGGCTACCTTGGCGTCTATCTGATCCTGTACGGTTACAGTGGTTTCTACGCCGTCCTCGTCAGTCTCAGTGTATTCGGTAAACATTTCCTGAGTTACCCACTTTTCTTGCCATACGCCATCGACTTGCTCTACGCCATCTTTGACAGCCACTTGCCATTCGCCAACATCAGGTGCATTAGTCTTTGTTACCCGCACCACACCCAAGGCTTCTAGCGTTGCATCAGTCCACGCTTCAGGCAGAGACATATGCTTGTTTTCTTGTTGTAACTGGACTTTTGTTTTTGGCGTTCCAGTAGCCACTTCAACAAATAACATATTTGTCTCCTATTAAAACTTGGGTAGTGCCGCATCAGGCGGTGTAAAGTTAGATGTGTATCTGGCTACGCCTTTGGTGATTCGTAGATCGTCTATGTAGCCAGTAAAATATCTATCTGTCCCCGGCAAATCTAAGCCAACAACAACCCTTGCATCCGATAAATCGGGAATTGAAAACGAAGTATCTGTACCTATTTGAGTACCGTCTACAAACAACCTTATTGTTGAGCCGTCACGAACGCCAGCAACATGAATCCATGTATCTAGGCTTTGAGACGAAGACTGAATATCAAACTGGGTTGTGCCTCCGCTTACTCCCCTTAGCTGAATGTCTGCCCCACTTGCTCTAAACAACCTTATATAATTATTGTCATCTTTATATATTTCTATAATTCCACCAGCACTATCTGAGTCGGTCTGCAAATAAACCCAACATTCCATAGTCCAATCTTCCGACCCAAAATCAAATAAGTCGCTTACATAAGACGCTTCTATGTAATCATCAGTACCATCAAACTGTATTGACCCTGTGCCGTACTTTTTAACGGCTGTGTCAATCTGAGCATTGCCTACAGTATTTATGTTGTTGATGCCTGTTCTGTCGTAGATGCCAGCGTCTTGGAAGTTAAGCAATAGCTCTGTGTTTGTTATAGCGGTAAGTGGTGATGTAGGTGGCGTAAAGCCAGATGTATATATAGCACCGCCGTCTGTTATCCATCTAACATCAGTAATATAGCCACCAAAATAATGAGTGTTGGTGTTATACCCTACCTTGACAACTTGGCTACTTGCAATAGGCGCACTAGAACTTGATGTTGAGCCTTCTAAAGCTCCATCCAAAAACGCCCTGTATGTTGAGCCGTCCCATGTTACAGCAACATGATGCCATTCGTGCTGAGATATAGCGCCACCATCAGTGGTAATTAAAACAGGGTTTGATGCACCTTGAAGATCAGCGTAAACACGCAACCCAGTATTTTCTATATCTATAAATATAGTGCGTTGTCCGGGGGTTGTTGAAACCCATTTGCTGACAACAGCGTGTGCGTCTGGCCCACTGCCCGGAGAAGAAGTCATATAAAACCATGCTTCTATACATAAAGACGTTGTTGCGTCAAAAACGCTGTTATCTGCTATTTGTAAATAACTATTTGAACTATCATCAAAGTATCCAGACCCACCATCAGTCGTTAGTGTCCTTGCGTCATCATTCTTGAACGGACTGAACGGGGTTACTTTGGGGGTCCCGTTTATAGTAAAAGAAAAGTTATTTGAGCTGTTTTCAATAAATCGGTTTGACTGAGCCGACAAAAACTTTGTGTTAGTTACTGCTGTAAGCGGACTTGTAGGGGCCGTAAAGTCTGCTGTATACAAACTTGTTCCTTGTATTAATCTAGCATTACTTATCCAACCTTCTCCATAATTGTCATTTCCTGCCGAAACTGCCGCTTCATAAGTGTTAAAATATATTGAAGCAGTCATGCCAACAGAGTCACTAGTTCGTGTTGCTGTATCTTCTTGAGTCCCGTCTACAAATAATCGAAAAACGCTTCCTGTTCTAGTTACTGCAATATGATGCCAGTTTCCATCTGTAATATCGGTTGTGCCGTTTAACAAGCCAGTAGAAAAACTAAAACTCCTATTATAAAACGTAGCCGCCCCGCCGCTATCTTCAATTCCTACAAACCACTTCCCAACATTTGGAGAGCCTGCAGGCCATTGAGAAAACAACACATCAAATTGTATAGGGCTATACCCCGGAGCAGAGCAATACCAAAGCTCAATTGTAAAATCTGTGCTTGTTCCACAAACAAACTGGCCTGTACTAGGCGTGTAAATATATTCCCCAGAATCAAAATAAAACGACCAATTATCCCCATACGGACTAAAGCTACCCTGTACTACAGAGCCGTTTTCAGTAACCGTAAAGCCGTTGGTAGACGAGTCAGTAAAGGTATTATTGTCATCACCGCTAGTACCATCACCGTCTAGCAACAGGACAACGTTGGCGAAATCATCGTCACCAGTGTCAACGCCAGCACCAGCCGCCGCCGATATTAGCTTATTAGCCGCCCTACTCATCCGAACGCTTGCCCCGCTGTAAACCCGTACCAGTTAGTACCACCGTCATGGGTTATAAACACAAAGTAATCAATCGCTGATGCCGTAGCTGTCAACGTAGGCGCTGTAGCACTAGGCCAATCCACTGATGTCGGCCAGGTAACCGTATACCCGGAAGCGCTGGCATCCTGGACGATCTTTAAAGTAAACGCAGATATCTTGCCGCTTGCCGCCGGGTTGCTGAACGTGAAAGTAGTGTTCTCTGTTAGCGTATGGCTGAAGTTAGTGCCGGATTGCAGATCGACAGTCGTGGAATTCGAGCTGGAAGTGACCGCGCCATATTCTTCGGAAATGCCATCATCGAACGTCACCACTCCATTCGCATCCGCCGTGACCGCCTTGCTGGCCTCGGTGGTGCCGAGCGTAGTGATGTCAAGATAATTCAATTCCGCAGTAGTGACCGTGGCGCCTTCCAAGATCGAAAGCTCCGTTGCGTCGACGCCGCCGACAGTGTTCCCATTCAAATCCAGATTGCCGCCGAGCTGCGGCGTGGTGTCATCTACCAGGTCGAAAGTGATCGATGTGATCGTCACCCATGCCGAGCCATCGTAAATTTTGACGGCCCCGGCGACGGTGTTGAAATACCAATCGCCAGCAGTCAGCGCGTCGCCATTTAGGTCGACCGTCGGATCGCTAGACTGCGCGCCCAGGTAAAGCCCCTCGATTGCGTCGAGTGATGCCTGGGCAGCCGTAGCCGATGCCGCCGCTGCGGTTGCGCTGCTCGCGGCAGCGGTCGCGCTGCTCGCGGCAGCGGTCGCGCTGGATGATGCGTTGCTCTCGCTGGTCGCCGCATTTGTTGCGCTAGTGGCAGCCGCCGAGACCTGAGTGCCTGCCTCGGTAACAAAATCCTCGAGCGCATCGGGGAATCCTTCGACGTAATTCAAGCCCTCGAAATTCGCCAGCGTATAGGTGACGC